CTCCAGTTACATCCAGATTCAAACCTCAATGGCAGTCAGGAAAAACCAAACAAGTCAGCATACCAGTCGCTATCGTTGATGATGTTTTGGCGATCGCCCGATGCCTCGACCGCGATCCAACCATTGCGGCTCAAGTTGTCGAATTTGCTCAATCACTGGTCGAACAACAAAAAGCCCCTCACACTGCTACCAACAGTTGAAGGGCAGCCCCTACCACAACTCAAAGCACTAGGAGCAATTCAAATGCTAGACAATTGCATAAAACCTGTCAATAGGACAGTTGTACTATTGCACATTCTTATTTGTCAGGGCTGCGGGGAGTGAATCATGAGAGATTCGTGCATAATTCACCCTGCCCGTCAACCCGTGGCCATAGTCAGACAAGATTACTACCTGCTCATGGGACGTGATGCTGTAGGCGCTGCAATTTTAAACATTTTTGAATACTGGGCTAACGGGGCGATCGCCAGAAATCCTAATGATCTAAACCCCTGGCTAGGTGTGCATCCAATTTACGAATTTGAGGAATTGTTAGTCGGCATCGCCACTGACAAGCAAATCAGGAAACGCTTACACATTCTTCAGGGGATGGGTTTTATTGAATGTCGGCAACCCGTCAGACACCGGAAAAGTTTTGATTACAGATTCAATATTCAGTTAGTCCAAAATTGCCTTGATGGCTTAAAAATCAACGGTCAAATAACCGTAGAGCCAACGGTCAAACAACCGCAGGGTGAACGGTCAAATAACCGTAGAGCCAACGGTCAAACAACCGCAGAGCCAACGGTCAAACAACCGCAGGGTGAACGGTCAAATAACCGCATGACTATATATAAGAAAGATCAAGAAGAAAACAAGAGAGAAATTGAAAGAGAAGAACCCTCTACCCTCGAAGCTGAAGTTTTAGTCCCAAAACCAATAAAACCGGAAACTCAAAAAAGTGGTTTAGCCCAAGGTTTCCCCGACCAAATAAAACCAGAATCTTTGCAACCAACCGAAACCCCTTCTTTAGGGCAAAATTCCCCCGCGCCGCTTGTAGATACTGAAACGGTAGCAGACAGAGTTAGACGCACCTGGCAAGAAACCGGAATTTTGCCCCGTATACCCGCCGAACTAGAGGCATGGGTACAAACAGACCTGGGAACAGAAATCATTGCCTTATACCGGAAATCCGGCAGGGTAACGACCACAAAACAGGGAGACATCCACCCCGACTTCGCCAGATACGTCTCCGCCCAGAACAAAGGAAAAGACATTGACTACGGCTATTCCTACATCCGAAGCCTGGAAAAAGACCCCACCAAGTGGGAAACACTAGCCTCCCTAGTCATTAAGTGGCAGGCATCCAATGGCAACGATTCACTCAACATCACCAAAGAAATTTCAAAACAAAATCAACCCGATTACAGTTGGCTACTAAACGTTAGATTGTGAGGTTTATATGTGTAGCGAAACAGTTTTAAATTCCGTTCTTTCAGAATTAGAAGAACATTATGGAGGACAAATCTTAAACGGCAAAATACTTGAATTTACATGGCGGAATGGCTTAGCCAAGCTATCAGATCAAGAACTACAAATGGCGATCGCCCGCTGCTTTCAAAAGCATCCTAGAAAGTACAACTACTTTCCTTGTGTTGACGATATTTTAGAACTCGCCAACAACGGTATGCCCCAAGAAAACAGACAGGCATACCGTTCCGTTGACCCCTCTCAATTAGCACTGCCACCAGGCTATACGGGAGTATCCCCAGAAGAAGCAGAAGTTACCAAAAAAGAAATTGCAATATCGCGGTTATATTTACTTAGCACCGCTTGGCTATCCCCAGAAGAAAAAGCCACCTTTCACCAAAGAATGAGAGCATTTCATCTCCCTCAAATAGAGCAAATGATCTCAACAGCAAAAACAGCACCATCCAGCCAGAAAAAGAGACTAGAGGTAGCACATCAAGCCGCCATTCAATATTTTGAAAACCTGGTAAAAAAATCATGAAAATAAAATATTTATGGACACCCTACAGGGATTATTGGCTGAAAAACCACGCCAAAGATCACACCCTAAAAGAGTTATCAGGCCATCTCGGAATTAGCAAGGAAGTAATCAAAAACAGGCTGAAACATCTTGGATTGGAATGTAAACCGTCACCCCATCCAGGTAGACCAAAAACCAAAATTGAGATACCAAAGGAGCGTATACCAGAAATAACTTGGACATCTGAACAGGATCAGATCCTTATCGATGGAGTAGAAAAATTCCATTACCCCTATAAAACAATTTCTCGAATCTTATTGCCAGGAATGTCAATTTGGCAATGCGAGAAAAGATACATCCAACTCAAGAGAAAAGGGAGGAAAATATCTCTCACCCTTGAGCAAATTCAAGGAATGGATTTACTACCCTCTCAAAAAGAAATGGCAATCAATCTATGGCATGACAAACCCCTCTATGCATACAACTACATCAAAAACATAAAAGAGAATCAAAGATGACAACCGAAGATTTTACCAACGACGATTACGAAACTCCTGATGATATTGCGAATTGAATTTATTCACGGTGACGAGTACGACTTAATAATTACTAATCCACCATTCTCTCTGTGCATGAAGGCAATTAGCCATTCTCTTAAGCTATTAAATCCTGATAATCCAAACTCAAGATTATTGTTCCTAATTCCGCTAGATACTTTCGCCAGTCAAGGAAGAAGTGAAAAATTAAAAAACTTAGACGCACATATTCACCACACTCACTTAATCCCCAAGCGAATTGATTACTTGAAAGACGGTGAACCCATGAGTAAATGCCAAAAAACTATTAATGGCATACCACAATTTAAAAATGGTAAGCCGATTAAAAACAGTGGCAGACAATGTTATGACGCTGTATTTGACATCAGATTAGGCAAAGAACAAGCAACAACGACATTTTTAATCTAGGAGAAATAAAACATGAATTTACGAACAGCAATATTTAACTCCAAACAAGTCACTCTCGGATGGATTGGAAAACCCCCTTTGTTTTGTCACTCCAGACAAAAGAGATCAAGATTATGCTCATGGCGGTGCAATCCCGGCGATTACTTCGAGTGCCTAAGATGCAAACGATTAATGCCTTTTTGCCGGGGTGCTGGCGATATTCTTGAAGATTGGTGTGATACCTGCGTAGGTTTTTACCAAAGAAAAGAAGGATTTCCAGAACGTTTATAAAATCAAAACATCAGAGGTACTATGCCCAGAGGTAAAGGCAAAATTAAGCGATGGACTATAGAGGAAGATCGGCTATTAGGGCAGCACGCCTCAAGCATGACAATGAACGAATTAATTGCATTAATTGATGCGACCTATATCCAAATCAGGTATCGCTGCCAACAACTCAATCTACGCCCCAAGCCAATCTACAAAACTTGGACAATCCAGGAATTACAGATAGCCCAAAGCAACCCTCGCAGAGTAGCCGCAGAGATATTAAAGAGAAACCTATCAAGTATTGATTCCCGGATTCAATACGCCAAAAAACAATCAACCAACAACTAAAATCATGGACACACTTTTTCAACAATACACCAAAATACATTCTCACATCACAGGTGCAGAACCAGCCGACATCATTCTACAGATATCAGGCGATCGCTATTGTCTGATATCTGCCGACTTATTTGCTTTTGGTGGCCAATTTGAGGAAGTAAAAGAAGCACTCGAAAAGGCGATCGCGCAAAACCAACTATTACCAAATCAGGAATAAATGAAAACATTACTAATTAGTTTGCACCCACGCCATAGCCAGAACATTTTAGAAGGTAGAAAAACAATTGAACTCAGAAAGACAAAACCAAGGGTAAGAAGTTCCGACAATGCCTTAGATTTCCATGACGTTCTTATCTACGAAACACTTCCTACTGCTCAAATTCTTGCAAGATTCGAGGCTCATTCTTTAATCACAATGAGCGCGGATGAATGGGTGGATCACTCCAGAGATTTATGTCTGGAGAAAGAAGAAATTTTAAATTACCTAGGCGACAAACCAGGTTATGGGATTCTCGTCACCAGATCCCTAAAAAAGATAAATCCCATCCCCCTATCCAAGATGAAAGAGGCAGGAATTCTACCTCCCCAAGGCTACCGATACCTAGCAGATGCCGACTTAGAAAAATTAGGAATTCAACCATGGAAGTAGGTAGCAGAGTCTTTGTTCCAAAGCTGAATCAGAGCGGCGAAATAATCATGATTCGCCAATACCCCTACTCCGATATTCACTACTACGTACTTTTAGATTCGGACGTAAAGTACAAGCAAAAACTGAAAAACCCCTGTGGAGTATTCACCAAGCAAAGTTTAGAACCAGACAACAATAAGACAATTCAATTATCTTTTTTCGGTTGAAAAATAAACTCTCGGAACTTTGACGGATTCCGAGAGAGCTTGAAACAGGGTCATCCATCAATAAATTAATTATGCCATCACCCGGTACAAAATGGTATAATTGAACTACCAAGAGACTTACTTTTTGTCTAGCGATCGCCCCTCATGTGATCGCTATTTATCTTGTCTGGATGATAGCGAGGAAAGCATGAGCAAACAAGACTCCAAGGTTGGAAAAGGGTATAGCTACTTCTTCGCATTCCTCCTGGTAGCGACGATGTTTATGAGCAGCATCAGAATCGAAATTGAATTTCCGAAAGGCAAACTCCCCGAAATCAAAAGTTTCTCATTGAAAGAAATTCCGGAGTTGAGCGCGATCGCTCACCTAGCAATAATCGCCTATCTGCTTGGAGTCCCCACAGATAGCATCGCCATCAAGATTGCTCAATTTCTCCACCCCGACAAGGATGACGATCAAAAAAATGAGTAAAGCACTAGCTGTAACCCTAGAACTTGCCGTCTCATTACAAATATTAGAAATAATTACGGAAAAGCTGGTATTCTAACTATTCAATCTTTTCAACCACGTCAAAGCAAGTCTATTGTTGATAAAATTGACTGCATTTTAGCCCAACACTACGGTTTCAGTGATGAGGAACTAGATTTCATCATCAACTATGACATTAAGTATCGTATGGGTAAAGATTCGGAGAATGACTAAATAGACACAATACCGAATGTGAAAGCTACTTTCATAAGATAAAGTTTGAGTAAATGACTATTATTAGAGGAAAATAAGCAAACAAATTTAGAAATATGGATAAGATAAACAGTCAAGATTACTGGATAAATGAAACAATTGCCTTGCTGGCTCTTTCTTTAATGAAAGGAGTAGGGTATTGGACTATCCGTAATCTTACTATTAAAGGATTGAGTTTAAAGCAAGTTTTAAAGACTAACACCCGTGAAGAATTTACTGAGTATCTTAGACAAGCTGGTTGTAAGAACGCAAACCAATTAAGTGAAACTTGGGAAAACTCCATTCGTGAAATTTGGCAAGAAGCTGTTAAGTTATATCGTGACCTAAAAAATCAAAGTATTGAAATTATCCATTATGGACAAGAGCAGTTTCCACAACAATTAAAAGAAATTGATGAAGCCCCTCAATGGCTATTTGTTCAAGGTAATATTTCTTTACTTTATCAACAAGCGATCGCTATTGTAGGAACACGCCAGCCTTCAGAAGATGGAAAGTTTTTAGCTAAATATATTGGTGGATGTTTAGCTTACTGGAAAGACGCAGTTACAGTGAGTGGTTTAGCTTATGGAATTGACCAAACTATTCATCAAGAATCTATTAGGTTTAATATTCCAACCATTGCTTTTCTTGGTACAGGAATATTACTTAATTACCCAGCTAATTCTGAAAAATTGCGTCATCAGATTCTTGAAAAAGGGGGAACAATTGTCTCTGAATATTTACCATCAGAAAGCTACAGTGCTGAGAACTTTATCAGGAGAAACCGATTACAAGCAGGATTATCGCAGGTAGTTATTCCCATAGAATGGAAACCTAAAAGTGGCACAGCCCATACTGTACGTTTTGCCAAAGCAGCTAACCGTCAACTGATTTGTCTTAAACTCCCTGATTGGTCTAATTTAGAGCATCCTGAGCTATCAGTTGCACAAGAAATGGGAGCAAAGATTTTTACAATACCTGGAGAAGAATCAGAACTTATTAAAACAGTTCAGAAGTTTATTGTTGACACTCCCCGGTCTAAAGACGCGGGGATTCTACATTCATCGTTAAAACTTGCTCAACCAGGTTTGCACCAAGTAGAGTAGAGGCTTCAACTCCTGTAGCGTTACTTTGGGGATGCCCTCCCCTAGCTTTTGCAAGATTTAAAATATTAATTGCTGCATTTTTAAATCAGAATTTAATTAAACCTAACAAACAACCGCCTTGGATCTCCCAAGCCTTGGGCTATTTTATCAGCAGCCCTAGCCCTAGCTACTTCAACCCTCAATCTATCCCTCAACATAATTAAATCTGGAATTGGGTCACGCTCCAAATCCCTGCCCTTAATTTCGTACCGCAGAACCGCCCCTCCCGTCAGCCTTGCCTGAATAGCAGCAGTCACCGCGTCAAGCATCTTTTCAACCTCCAACCGACCATCATAGGCAGATGTCCCCACCGCCAAATTAGTCATCACCTGAATCTGTCCACTACCAATAGTTACCCTATTGCCAGCCTTAGTTACAAAAGCTTGCCAAAAATAATTGCCAGCCGTCAGTGCCGTAGATTGTACGCTGGTTATAGTAGTTCTGTACCCCAAACCATTCGCCACAGCCGTTAAATTTAGCCCCACACTTCCACGAATCGCATACGACAAAATATAACTACCGCTAACGTAATCAGCAACCTCTCCCGTCACAGGGTCAAGTCCCCTCAAGCCCTGGTCATTCCAAGTTGCCGTGTCGCCAATAATAATTTGACTGGGAATACTTAACATATATTTAAACAGTAAAGACATTATTTATGGTAGTATCTTTTTACTATACCGAACTTCTATACCGAACTCCCCACCATCTCCCAGCCATCTCCAAAGCAGCACCTAAAAGCCACCTGTCGTCAGGTGGCTTTTGTGTTTAGGGAATTAGATAATTAGGTACTTACCATATTATCACCAATCCCCAACAAACCCAGCCCCCCTCTCACTCCGCGATTTTTTCTTTGGGGTAGAACTTGCCGCCTCTGGCTCTGGTTTAGGCAGTAATTGAGCCTCCAGCTTCTCCCAATTAGCGCGGTTTAATCCCACAGCCAAAGCCGCAACATAACTCAAAACCTCGCAGTCCAACGCCTCATTTCTTGCCCTCACCTTCACCCATTCGCGAGTAGGCACACCCTTGTTAAACTTCACAATCAACTTTTCCGCCGTCAACTGCATATAGTAACTATCATCTAATCCTTGGGGAAAGTGCATCATTCCCGCACCTTCCCTGATTTTCATGCGGCTATAGATTACCGACTTCGCCACATCAGAGCCAACAGGAAACAACTGTACCCCCTTCTTTAAAACCTGACCCTTATAATTAACATCCTGATAAGTAGCCCGCCCCAAAACAGCCTTACCCGGCGTACTCATCCCCTTAGTCGCCAAGGTCTTGTACTTGCGCGATCGCACAAACTGGTAGACCTCCTGCGGCCTAAAACCCGAATCAATCGCAGAACAAAGAATCCCAACCTCAGATCCCAACTCATGCTCAAACTTCATAGTTAGCAAAGCATCTAAATCTTCCCACACCTTCCCAACAGTAGGATCGCCATAGATTTCCCCCCAATGAATCAGCCACGACTCTTCACCCCGACCCCAAGCCTTCACCACCACAGCCAACCTATCAGCCTGGACATCCACACCAGCCGTCAGGAACAGCCCGCCGCGAGGCACAAACGACGGCGAATAACCTTCAGCCCGTGCCGCCAATTCCTCAAATTCAGGAGTCTCACCCTGCTGATCGTCCCAAGTTTCCCCAAGAGAAGTATTTACCCACACCTTTAACTGTTGGGGGTTGTCCTTAGCCTTCAGAAAATCCGCGGCCACATCCCCAAAAGTTCGCCAGGGCGAATATAACTCATTCAAGTGAAATCCCGCCACCCCCTTAAACTCTGCCGTAGCCTTCCATCTACCCAGCCGAATCATTTCCAACTTCTGCCCATTATTAATCGGGCGATTGCAATTCCCGCACTCATACCAAGCCAACTTAGGATCATCATCCCACTTCACCCCCGCCCAAATCAAAACCTGCTCATGTTGGCAATGGGGACAATCCACAAAATACCGCCGTTGATCACTAGCCAGAAACGCGCTCTCAATCCGGCTACTGCCTTTAATCGTCGGCGTACTTGTCAACAATAACTTTCTATTCCAAAAAGTTACCGTCCGTTTCCTAGCCAAATTCACCGGGTCTCCCTCCGTCCCCGCGCTCGCAGGGTATCTATCCACCTCATCACACAACACAATCCGCACCGGACGAGAAGCCAAAGAAGCCGGGGAATTTGCGCCAGCCAAAGTAATATGACCACCAGGGAAAGTTTTATGCAGCAAAGTATTATCAGTCTTTCGACTGCGAGGATCGCCAATCTTATCCGCCAAACTTGGGCAATCCCTCACCATAGGAGCAAGCCTATCCTTGCTATAAGCCTCCGCCATTTCTAAAGTAGGTTGAAGCAAAAGCATCGGCGAAGGATCTTGAGTCACATAGTAAGCCACAACATTTCCCAAAGTTTCAGTTTTCCCAATTTGCGCCGACGACATCACCACCACCTCAACCACCGCCGGATCATTCACCGCATCCATCACCCCCCGCTGATACTCAGCCCGCGACGTGCGCCATTGCCCAGGTTCAGCCGATGACTCCGGCGACAACTTCCGAAAATTATCAGCCCACTCCGACACCTTCAACCGGGGAGGCGGCGCGAAATTACTGGCTATCTTCTGAATTGGTTTCACTCGTAGAACTATTAATAAATTCCTCAGATGCTAACTCTAATAAAGCCTCATCAATAGCTTGTTCTAGCTTATTTTCAATAATATTAGGGTTATTCATTTCTATCAACTCATAAGCCAACTTAGTCGGCATACCCAACAACTTAGCCCGACAAGCCAACACATAATTACTATACTCTTGAATAATTTCCACCGCATCAACAAGCTGCCCCCTCTTTTCCGCCAAGTCTAATTCTTCCCTGTCAGCCCTAGCCTTAGTCAATCTCGTTTGCTCCCCCCAATATTCAGCATCTTTCGCCTTTGGCTTTTCCGTCGCTTGCTCCTTGTAGTCCCAATAGGCATGAACGCAAGCCATAAGATCCCAATTAGCGCGGCCACCTTTAGGCTTAGGGATAATCCCCTCCCTCGCCAACTGATGCACCCGACTCGTATTAACCCGCAAAAACTTAGCCAACACATCAGGTGTAACTACTATATCTGCATTGCTCATACTTGCACCACCCATGTCTGCACAATTTTCCTGCATTTTACCTTAAATAACAGTAGAATCCTTGAAAAATCGTCCCTAGACATAAAGAGCGTCCTTCT